GAAGATGCCGATGATGATGGAAATCTAGATGGATTTGTTGTGCCAGATAAAAGCGAGAGTGACTCTGATGATAGTAGCGACGATGGACAACCTCCCGTTCCTGTCAAAAAGCGACCAGCCGTCCCAGTCAAGAAACGGGCCGCCGTCCGAAAGTGAGTGGCCGATCCACGAGCCACAACCACAGCGCGTCTTTCAGAGGGACTTCGAGGCTCCCAAAGATCCGCTTGATTTCCTAAAAAATATGAACCCAGTTGGGCTCATTCTCATTGGTATCATTATCGGAACTATTATCATTAGCATGCGCCCGATTGTAATTAATGCAGCTAAGTAACTGCGTATAATACAGCACTTCCAGAACTGGAATCATTTCCAATAAAATCCCCTACAGGGCCTGTACGTTTCACTCGTACATCCTCCTGAAGAAAACCGAGCCAAGGATTCTCACGGGTCTGATCGGCCGGCTCCATATCTCTGAATACCTCAAACTGATTGTCGTAAGCGGGAACACTTTGAGATATTCTAGCGGGCGCAGGTGGGAACTTCGTGTACGCAAAGTACATGAGGGTCAACACAATTACGACCGCAATGATTTTAAATAACATTATTATTAGTACTTGGCAATATTTTAGGCGTCAGGAACCTCCTCCTCTTCCACAATTGGCTCCTTGGTCTCCGCTGCGCGATCGGCCGCCTCCTTCTCCTCGGCCTCCTGCGCCTCTTTGCGCTTGAGGATCTCGGCAGCAACGCGAATGTCCGCCTTTGCCACGAGCTCCTCCATAGATGCGTCTGGGAACTCCTTCTTCAGGTCGTTCAGTAGGTCCGCGGGGTGGGGAATTGGGGGCACATCAGGTTTGGTGTAAAACTTGCTGTTCTCGTCACCAGGCTCGATGAAAGGCGTCTCACTGCCATCCAGTGGCTTGGCCATCATGTCGCGCTTGCGCTTCTCGAACATGGCGGCGGCGGCCGTCTGGCTCTTGCGGTAATTCACCATAATCTCCTCAAGCTTGTCGTTCTGGTAGTGAACATCCTCAATTTCCTCACGCTTTGGGGGGATCAGAAGCCACTTGTACATGTCCACCACGTAAATGTCCACCAGGGCGTCATCCTTCTGCAGACGCTTGGCGTGAGACGCCGCCTCGTCACGAGTTGGGAAGCACCCACGAATCTTCATTCCCAGCTGCTCATTCTTCTGGGGCAGGTCAGGGCCGACGAAAGAAATGCATGCAAAAAGCTGTCCTGGCACCGTCAGGTAATCCTGCTCGAGAGAACCCATATAAAACTAACGAGTGCTTTTCTTTTAAGTCGTTAAACGCAAATTATGGATCTCCGCAAGGCTCACAACAATTACAAACGCCAACACATCAATGAATGGATTTTCCCCAAGTCGTACGTTCTGGACTGTGGCTGCGGTCGGGGCGGCGACTGGTGGAAATGGAAGGCGTGTGGCGTCCAGGTGGCCGCCATAGATCCCGATCGTGAATCACTCGAGGAGGCTGAGAAGCGCGCCAACGAAATGGCATTTGACGTGTGGTTCCTGGGCCTTGGTGATATCCGTCAAGCCGCCTTCGCTGGCCCATACGACGTCGTCTGTTACAACTTTTCTCTCCACTATATTTTTGAAAATGAAAAGACCCTTGAAGAATCCCTGCGGGCAATCAAGGTTTCACTGAAACCAGGTGGGTTGCTGATCGGTATCACACCGGAGAAGGCTCGGGCAGAGGCTCTGGCCGATGAGAATGGAAACTTCACTGACCTTTTGGGAAATGAATTTCAAATTAAATTTAATAAACTCCACGTCCGCCTGACTGACGGTCCATTCTATGCTGATGGGGCCAGGGAGGAGCCCATACTGGACGGTCCGGTTCTCATTGAACGCCTGAAAGACCTAGGGTTTGACCGCCACGTCTGGGAACCCATGGTGCCCAGGCCAACCGGATTGATTTCAGATTTGTATACAAAATTTGTCTTTGTGAACAGTAGAGATGTTGCCATGGATCATCATGGTAATCGTGATGTTCGTCATGCTGGTCGTGGCGATCGCAACTAATTCAGAATCAAAAATGCTGACTGAACTCAAGACCAGGTACTTCAAGATGATTGATATTCTACGGGAAACGGGTGATCCTCTCTGGATTCCCGTTCTTAGTCCCGCAATCATCACCGGTCTGAACGGTAAAAAGGATGGCGTCATCGGTTCAAACGTGAATAAAGGGTACGAAATTTACATCTGCCTTGATGGAGACGATGTAAACTCGGCTTTCTATGTGCTCATCCATGAAGTTGCACATATGACTGTACCCGAGTACGATCACTCAATTGCATTTTGGGAAAATTTTGAAAAACTCAAGAAGATTTGCATCGACTCTGGACTCTACGTGAAGAGTGGCGAACGCAAGTACTGCGGCGATGTAGTGAGGGACTGAGACCGATCACAAGTCCTACGGACTTGGTCTTTTAGACCCGGTCATTGAGCAGCTGACGAGCAAAGTAAAAGATGACTGCAGCAATCAGCGCAGATACCGCCATACCCGTCATGGACAGGTCACCCGAATCACCGAGGAACTTGGGCACCATCGTACTCAGCTTGCCCTGAACCGGCTTGGAGAAGGCGATAACCGCCGCCACGCCTGCCAGCGCTGCATAGTACTGCTCATCCGTCAGCCCAAATGGGTTTTTGGATGATGAGCCACCCCCCGCCGCCTTCTTCTGCTTCTGAGGGGGCGCCTGCTCGTATGGGGAACCCTGCACCTCATCCTGAATCATCTGACCTGGTCCAGGCATCACCTCATCAATCGACGACGAAAACTCCGCCATTTGAGATTCGTCTAGGTTTTTTTCGGGCGCCTCATTCCGCAAAAGTCCAGTGGGAACGGCCCGCTTGTTTTCCTCCTTCTGGGCTGGCATCTCCACGGATGCCGACGCAACTGGAATCGGACTCGTCAAATCTGAAACATTAGGGTCATAGGTCTGCATCTAATCTCGCTTCTGAAAAGAAAGACGAACTAAGTACGCGCTCCTGATTTCTTTACAATCACAGTCCCTCCTCTTCGCGCCGCCTGTGGTGCGAGCGGCTGTGCAACCGCCCTGGGATTGTAATGGCGTTGATGATACTGCCAAAAGGCGGGAGAGCCCACGTGAAATCCCCTTCTGATTGGCGCCTTGTACCAAAACACACAATCAGTGATGCGATTACTCTTGGATGTGTTGTCCAGGACCAAACACTCGTAGTTTTCGGTACAGGCATCCATCACCTGAGAAAACTGATCATAGGTTGGAAAAACTCCAAAAAAAGCCTTGTACAGATTCTCTCGGTTCTGGCGGACGTTGTCGCGCAGAGCAAACACGTAATCAACGTTCGTACGAATCATGGGCGTCATGTCCATGCAGTACTGAGTCGTCATCATAAAGAATATCTTCCAGTGTCGGCCATTCATAAAGAGTTGGCGGATGCACACGTCCCTCATGAAGCCTTTATCATACATACAGTCGTCCATGAGGATGAACACGGGCTGACACTTGCCGATCGCCAACAGCTTCTTTTGGCGCTCTATAATCTTCTCAAGTGCATCACGGTTATAGTCTCCGTAAACGAACAGATCCGGAATGAACTGCTTGTAGTAACCATTTCCCTCCTCCGTACCAGACATGGCTATCCCGGCTGGGATGTGCTTCTTGTGCCAGAGGATGTCAGTCACGAGCGTACTCTTGCCCGTCCCGCGCTTTCCTATGAAAACGCAAACCTTATCATCCGCCATTTTAGACGGGTCAAACTTCTTGAGCTGAAGCGTCATCTATCATTTTCATTCAAAATTCAAAGGGGCTGAGAACGCGCCGCGGGTCGCCGCCTGGATTAAACTCTGTGAATTTATTAGATGTCTGCCGGCTACATCCAGCTGGCAGCGATTGGTCAACAGGACGCGTACCTGACCGGATCACCCCAAGTGACGTACTTTTCGGGTGTGTACCGGCGACACACTCCATTCGTCCTCGAGGCATATGACATTCCTTTTCTAGAACAACAGGTTCGTTACGGTCAGAACAATATATGCAGGATCCCAGCAAAAGGAGATCTCGTCAGAGGCCTGACGCTCAAATTAGATTTGCCAGCCCTCAATAACCCCGGAGCCGATTGGACATGGCCCACCCCTCCAGCCGCCATCACAAATCAGCCGCATATACGCATAAACACACCGGCCACCGGTGGTGCGACCACGACCCTCACCGCGACTCTCCTCGTTTCTTCATATTCGACTAATAATGCAACTGAATGGCTCACCACAACTTTCACACCATATGTGGAGTACAATCCAACTACGAATAGATTTATATTCAGTAATTGTGCATCAGTGGAGGTGGAGAACTCGAGTGCGGCTCTTGCGTCGGGTGTATTTTTTGGTCTCGATCCTAAAATATATTCGTCTACAAATCCACTGAGTGGTAATCTCGTGTACACCGTGAACAGCACGTCGAATTTACAAGCAAATTCAGTTTCTCCGTCGAACACGTCACCCAATTACATTTCAACCGTCACACGAACGGCGGATTTCACATTGGAACAGGCTGGCTGGGTCAGGTCCGCTGGTGTTCTTCCGGCCGATCCAAAAACCGGGTTTTTCACCTATCTCAACCAACCACTAGCCGTCAGTGGTTTACAATTCATAAATCTCAAATCAGCTTCACAAACTGGATTGTATTGGACTATAGTGAATGAAACGGCCAAGTTCGTAGTCACGAGTGGAGGCCGTCTGCAATTCTCTGCGATCGGTCTATACGCTCTCAAGGTGGGTGTTGAACTAGGCGCCGGATCAATCGCCACCATCAGCTATGGTTCAAGTACGAATGAAAGCTCAGAAGGGGGCGGTCCCGTCACCCCAAATTTTGAATATACTTATACCTTTCGCGTATCCCCGGATCCATCCATGCCTGCCGTCATCCCAATGAATGTCGTGAGTACCTCAAATACATACTATTTTTATGTAACCAGTACCGGTACCCAATTTCAATCTGGTTCGTATATATCTGTCAATCCTATTGATGAAGTCTACAAACTCGATTCGGGTATCGTCATGGATGCCAATCCGTGTAGAATCCAGTTGTACAATAACGTCGTGGCACCGAGCGACACTACGGTGACCCTCTCACCCAATTCAATTATAAAATTCACAAACAAAGGCGAGTACCTCGTGACGGGTGTGGTGTACCTGAATAGCGGCTACGTATCAAACGTAACATTATGGCGAGACTCAACCTTGCAGTACGATTATGACATGCGCATGCAGGGTCGCGACCCCACGTTCGCATTTACAATTCCGGTGGTAGTTTCGGATGAGACACTTGAATACACCATGAATCT